TCATCTGCTAATTTCTTAAAAACCTCTCTTAACGATTCTCCATCAGCATTTACATCTTTGATGTATTCTTTAACATCTTCATTATTCGTAACAAACTTAGCACCACTTGTAAAAATAGTCTTTTGTGCTAGTACACTTCTATGAGTAGAAGATTTACGCTTTAATTCTGCTAAATACTGAGGAAATAGGTTATTTGTACCAAAAGGAATAAACTTAGTTCTTACCTTTGCTAAATCTAAAGGCTCTTCAATATGTTCAGGAATTGCTAAATTAAAAACTCCAAATTCAAAAGTATTACTCTTTTGAGTCTGAAGATTCTTTACCTGACTTTTTCTTTTTGGCTGCTTTCTTTGGCTCATCTTTAGTTTTTGTAGTTGATAATTTTTCTACTAATGAAGTTAATCCTAAATCTTCATAAGCATACGCTAACTCCTCTTGAGTTGCTGTAGCCCATTTAATTTTAAAACCATTCTTGTAAGTAGTTCCTACTGATAATTTTGCTTTATATTCTGCCATAACTGTATATATTTTTAAGTGTGATAAATCTACAACTTTTTTTCCACAATCACACATATTATAAAAAAGATATTAATAGGGAAATGTTGTTAAACTTTTTACGAACAAAGTCCAACCTATTTCTATATCTTTAACTATTATGCCCCTGTTGTTGCAGTTAATGCTGAAGTATCAACAGTAACAGCACCTGCATATTCTCTTGGTAATTCAAATTGTCTTGCCATTAGAGAAACAGTCATACCATTTTCATCAGAGTAAGCAGCACCTGTACCACCCTCTAAACTTGCAAAATTTAAGAATGTTTGACTTTTAGCAGCCACATCTTCATTTGCGTATTTTTCACTTGCACCTAAAACCCACCAATTACCATTAGTGTCTTTTGCCATACCCATCATACAAGTATCTAACAAAGTTTGCATTTCTTGAAATTTCGCTACATCTATATTTGGAACATTAAAAGATAATCCACACTCAAAAGCAGTTGAACCATTCTCTTTAGTTGCATTTATAGTTAATGCAGGAGTTTCGTTTTTAAATTCATAAACAAACCAAGCAGCATCACCACCTGACTGAATATTTGTAATAGTATGTACGCCTGTACCTCCATAAGTAACTGCATCAGCAGTTAACCAAGACCTTAGTATTATTTGAGAAATACCACCAGTTGCTTGTAAGTCAGCACAAACTACACCTAAACCTGTATCTATTGCCATTTTTTTATTATTTTATTAGTTATTAGAAGTAATTAAGAGAGTGCTTTTACACACTCTCTATTATTACATTATTATTATGTTGTTACAACTCCCCACTGAACTAAAGAAGAGTATAAGAACTGTACTCCTAACTTGAAGTAACCTCTGAAGAACATTTTTTCTTCTAAGTCATCATAAAATACTTTGAAAGAACCTTCTGGGTCAGTTACATCAGAACCAATGATTAAGTTCTCAACTGCACAGTAACATACACCATTATCAAGGTTACCTGTTGCTGCTGCACTTTGGTCAACAAAGATTGCTGGGTTAAGTGCTGCTAAGATAGTGTCCCATTCGTAAACAGGTACTAATTCTACACCTCTAAAAGATACTCCTGAATAACCATTTTGAGTATTAACAATTGCTAAATCAGAAGTTCCAATAGTAGTATTAGATTCTAAGTTTGCTAAGTAAGCGTTAAATACTTTTGGAGATACAAACATTTTCTTATCACCTGCTGCTACTTGTTGAAGTGCTGCAGGTGCTCCATCATAAACTTTTCTTAAAAGTCCTATTGCGTGTCCTGCAGTAACATCTGCTACTGTTGCTGCACCTGTTTGCTGAATTTGAGCAGCCAAAACTGTTGCATCAGCACCCATTAATTTCATCCATCCTGTTAAAGCATCATAATTTGAAGTTGAACCATCACCACCCCATGCTAATCTTACTACATCAGAAGCGATACCTGTTACTGCTCTGTTTACGATTGCATCAGATAATTGAGTTCCCTCAACATTCATTACATCTACACCACTACGATACATTTCTTCAATATAAGTTCCAAAGAACTCTTTTGAACATTGCTCTAAAGCAACTCTACATCTACCTGCAGTAATTGTTTTATCATCAATGTTAAATTGTGTTGAACCACTTTCTGCAGAACAATCTGTGTAAGGTTGTACTATATTTTTAAGAGCAGCAGAAGTGTAAACATTCATTACATGCTTAACATTAGGAATAACTCTATAGTTACGCATAATATCATCACTTCTAAATACTGGCTCATAAAATATCTCGTTTAAATTCGCACCACTATAAGTTGCTGTGGTTGCGTTACTTGCTACATTTGCCATTTTATTTTATTTTTTTAATTATTAAATTTAGTTCTAATTCTTTCTGCCATTGCATTGTAAAAACCTGCATTAGCATCTTCTTTTTTATTCTCAACTACTGCAGGGTCGCTTTCAGTTACAATCTCTGTACCTTTAGCATCTGCTTTGTTGATTTTAGCGTTTAACGCTTCAACCTCTACTGTTAAAGTTTCGTTAGTTCCTTTTGAAGCAACTAATTCTTCCTCTAACAAAGAAATTTTGTTTGATAATTCAATGTTACCAGTTTCAAACTCAGAAATCTTATTCATGATTTCATCATTATCCCCTAGATTAACAGTTATCGCAGTTTGTTCAGCAACATCTTCAGAAACTTTTACATCACCTTTTACAGCAGTAACAATCTCCTCAACTTTGTTGTTAAACCATTCTTTTAACTCGTTAGTCATTTTTTTGTTATTTATATTAATACTTAATTTATTTTGTATTTCTTCTTGTGTGATGTTCTTAAACTTAGAAACATCATACTTTGCAGCCACTTTAATAGAATCAGAGATAGTGTCAATAAAACCTAACTCAAATGCCTCATTAGCATTTAACCAAGTTTCCTCATCCATCATCTCAGCAAGAGCATCATAAGATAATCCTGTCTTTTTCATATAAATGTCCGTAAGTTCACTTGTGATTTTATCAAGAGTATCTGCAGTTTTTCTCATATCTTTTGACTCACCCATTGTTCCACCCCAAGCGTTATGTATCATAAATAAAGAGTTTTCTGCCATTACAACCTCATCAGCACCAAGAGCAATAATAGTAGCAATACTTGCTGCTATACCCTCAATATAAACTGTAGTCTTAGCCTCTCTCCTTTTGATTACATTATACATTGCCATACCATCAAATACATCTCCACCTAAACTGTTAATGCGTAAATTGATAGGCATATCTTTTAATCCTTTAATGTCAGTAATGAACTCTTGTGCAGTTACACCATAAGTTCCTATTTCATCAAAGATATAAATGTCAGCAGTTTGACCTGCCTTGTTCTGAATGTTATACCATTTTTCGTTCATAGGTGCAAAAATAGAATTAAAAGAAATTAATTTTACCTAATTTTCTTACAAAACTTTTAGTATGTGATATTATTAGATGGAATTGCTTTCTTTCTTTCCTTGTAGACTATGTTCTGTGCTTGACTTTCACTTATCTTATATTTAATAGATAAGTCCATCCAAGTATAAGTTCTACTACCTTCATTGCCTACTAACATTCTATCAAAGTCAGCAATAATCATATAGTTCCTTACTCTCTTAGGGTCTATTATACCTTTCTCAACAAGATGTCGTATCATATCCTTGCAAGTTGGTGATTGACCAAATCGCTTTTCTAATTCAACTCCACAAATATCAATGAAGTCTTTAACTACATCTACCTTATTTTGTCTTTCTTTTTTTTGAGGCATTTTTCTTTTTAGGTGTTTGTTCGGCTTCAATCCATTCATCTACCATCTTCTCCCAAAACTTACATACTGCTGCTCTACAAGAAGTGCAATTCATATCTTGCTTATGTTGAGGAAATAATAAGTGCCATTCTGCAAACATTAAGTTTAATGATTCTGCTTGGTATGTTGGAAAGTTTTTAGTGTGGTTTTTGTTTCTGATAACTGATTCAGTCATCATATTTCTTTTTTGCTTACTGTAGTTTTCAGCGATTTCTTTAAAATTCATATGTAAAGTTTTACCATTTATTTTTAGGACATTTACCAAAAAACTCTTTTGTTAATGATGTCTTTGCATCTAGGAAACACTTACATTCAGCACACCTTGCACCTCTTGTTATCTTTGGTTTCTTTAGTAACATAAAGTTTCGGTAAAAACTACAACTTTTACATATATCTAATCTCTCTAACTTGGTTTTCTTATCAACAAACATTTGTTTATTTCTTTGATTATTAAATTGTTGCTTCAGATTGTATTACACTTACTGAGTTTTGACTATCAGTAATATCTGCTTCAACTACTACTACTTTACTAGAACTTCCCATAGCACCCATCATTTGATTTTGTCCTAGTGCATTGAATTGTTGTTGGCTAAATGAAGGCATATTAAGTAATCCACCATCTGCAAACTTAACACCACCTCCTGCAGCGTTCATTGCTGATAATTGACTACCAAACATTGCTGTACTTCTTTTATTTATAACAGCCTCACCACCTTCTAATTCAACTACTCTACCACCTACTGCAAACTTCTCACCACCTTGTGCGTGTGATTTACCATGTACCATACCACCATTTGCAAAAGTTTCTATAATCCCTCCATTTCCAAAAGAATCTTTCATTGCTTTAATATTAGCAAGTAATGATACAACAGTTCCTATTGTACCAGCCATTGCTATTAAGTTGGCAGGGAATATTAATGTTGATTGTTTTGCAACACCCTTAGCAGCCAATGAAAGTGCTTCAATATTATTTGCTATTGCAGCAGCAGCAGACAACTGAATACCTGCTTTTCTAATACCTTGCATTTTTTCATCCTCTCCTGCTAAGTTTATTAGTTGGTCGCCTAACTGAGCAACACCATCTATTTCTTTTTTCCTTGCATCTTCTTTATCTTTAACAACCTTAGCATCTGCATCTTCTTTATCTTTATCAGCCTTAGCCTCAGCAGCAGCCTTATCAGCAATCATCTTTAACTCATTGTCTAATATCTGACCATTAATAGCAGAAGTATCTTCACCATAAGCAATATTAAGATTTTTCATATTCTCAAGATGTGCTTGTTCTGCCTCAAATACTCTTAAATCAAATTCTTCTTTAGTTATCAGTCCATCTATTAAATTTTGTTTATCTGCATTTAATTCTTCTTGTAATGCTGTCTTGAATGCTTCTTGACTTTCTTCAAATTCTTTTTTCTCTAATGCTAATGCTTCTCTCTTTTTCTTTTTATCAGCAGCAATTACATCTTTTGCTTTTTGGTCTGCTATTTTAGCAGCAGCATCATCAGTTGCTTTTTTATTTTCTGCAGCAGTTTTTTCAAATACATCCAAAGCCAACTCTCTTGACTGCAGACTATTAGTAAGTAATTCTAATTCTTTATTTAATCTCTCTCTTTCTCCTTTCAGTAATCCACTTTGAACAATTCCTCCAGATAATTTCTCTTTCTCCTTTAGTATTTCAAGTTCTTCCTTTCTTACTCTTATGTTAAACTCAGTAGTTTTTATATTTTTCTTAGTTTGTTCTGCGTTTGAGTCAGTTAAATCTAATGTTGTTTGTAGTTGCTCGTTCAATCTTTCTACTCTTTCTGCAGCAGCAATCCCTGCAGTATCTTTCGCTGTAGTTAAACCAATAAAGTCAGAAAACTCTCTCCAACCTTCAGTTCCTGTTAAAAAGTTTAATGATATTCTTAAATTATCAACACCTGCTGCTAAAAAATTCCAACCTGATACCTTTTTTATTCTCTCCCATATCTTTGTTCCAATTTCAGCCAAAGCATCAGAATTATCTGTTGCTGCGTTAGTTAAATCTGTTAAATCTTGAGTGGCTTGCCTTAGCATTGGAGAAAGTTCCTCTCCAATTTCTTGCTTTAATCCATCC